GGCCCCCCCCAGGGGGGGGGCCGCACAACCTCCCCGCCCCTCTGCATCGCCGCACCACTCTAAAATTTCCCCGGAGTGGTTTTCAAACCTAAAACTGGGTTTAAAGTATAGGGTAACTATTATGGAAAGAGAGAGAAGTATGCATTCTGAAGTACAAGACCACTTCGCAGGTCTACTAAAGTGGCTACTATCTCCTGAAGTTCTGTCACAGATCGGACTATACATCGGTGTTGGAGCATCTATTGTTGGTTTTGCATCCAGAGCTTTCAAGAAATTGTGGGCTAAACTGGAAGCAAAGCAGAATGAGGAGATCGAAGGGATCAAAAACTCTATTACTGCATTAGCTATAAGCTTTGAAGAGATGCGAAAGACCCAAGAACTGGACTTCTTACGATTACAAATAATCACAGGAATCCATTCTGGTCGATTGTCCAATAACGAAATACTAACTATGTACGACGCCTACTCCGACAAGGGTGGAAACTCGTATGTTAGTCGTATAGTTAACGATTATGTTGACGAGAATAATATCAAGGAAGAAGGAAAACGCAATGCTAGGAAACGTAATTAATTTGTTAGTCGCGCTCAGTGTACTTTTACCAATCGTAATCGAGTTGGTTAAATACATTGGGGCGTTGACTAATAATAAAAAAGTTTTAACTCTTGCGGAACGTGCGATGATTATAGTTTCTTCACTTGATTCCTTAGGTATCGCAAATGAGGCTAAGAAACAAGAAGCTCTCGGCAAGTTGACAAACTTTGCAAACGAAGTTGGTATCAATTTATCATTATCTCAGGCAGAGGACTATGTTGAGAACGCTGTTCAAACTTTGCGCAGACTTCAGGGTGAAGTGAAGCCAAATTCGGAGGTGTCTAATAATGCCCCGAAGAAGAAATGAAACGGACGACATCCGTCAAGCGTTAACGCCAGAAGGAAGAATGTTAAAGCTAACAAAAAAGGCATTCGATCTGGCAGAAAGACAGTTAGACGATGGTACTATCGCGCCAAGTACGTTAAACGCGTTACTTAAGTATGGTACTGTCGAAAACGAACTCCAGTTGGAGAGTTTGAGAACCAAGAACAAATTGGATAGTTCTCGGGTCTCATTGATTGATAGTGAAGTTAAAGGAAAGGGTGATAGTCAGGAAGTTATTAATGCTATCCGTGGCTATATGCCGTCAGAGGAATTGTGATGAGTGACAGAAGTATGTTTGAAGATTTTTCATACAAGAAACTATTAACCATAGACAGCTTTGGAGATAGACTCAATTACCTATCGTTATACAAACGCGGGTATAGATCACCAAGACACATGTCAAATCCATTCTACAAGTCTCGGATTTGGCGTGATCTACGAGAAGAAATCATAGCGCGAGATCTAGGATACGATCTTGGAGTACCTGGTATTCAAATACCTAATAAGCAAGACATCATCGTGCATCATATGATTCCTTTAGAAGAGGATGACATCTTGGAATGGCGTGAAGATATCATACTTAACCCAGATCTTCTAATAACAACTTCTAGAAACACTCACAACATAATTCACTACGGTGACCGTTCCCAATCTATTCTTATTGATCGCCGACCAGGAGATACAAAATTATGGTGAGGTAATTATATGTCTAAAATTTTAGACGATGTTAAAACAACATTGGATTTTGCCTCCGAAGAAGATACAGGATTCGACTCTAGATTACTTCTAGAGATTGATGGAGCATTGGGTACATTATCACAACTTACAAATGTTCATCCAGAAGTCGAAGTAACAAAAGAAACCGAATGGGAACAATTGTTGCATTCGTCCGATAAACATTTGTTGAGATTAGTTAAACAATTTATCTATATCTCTGTGAGAATTGTATTCGACCCTCCAGCCGGTTCTGTGTTAACGACCTTAACGACAAGTTTAAACAATTTGTCGCATAGGATTATTATTCAGAAGGAGGTATACAATGCAAAACCAGAATGATTTGGTTTCAGTAGATTCTTCTTCCGATTTTATCGAACACTTTGGAATCAAAGGCATGAAGTGGGGTTTTAGAAAGAGCAGAATCTCTAAAACTAGAGCCAAACGTCGAGCTAAAAACTCGGCAAAAACATCTGCCAAATGGAAAAAGAAATATCAGAACCGGGCATCAATGACCGATAAAGATATTCGTCGAGCAACCGAAAGATTGCGCTTAGAAAACGACTTTGCAGAACAAATCAAACGTAGCGCTCAAGTTACTATGAAACCTGCCAATAAAGATAGTTTCTTCCGTGATATTGCTAAAACGGTTGTTGGTTCCGCTACTCAAAGTACTGTTAAGAAATCTATTGATTATGGATTTAATAACGTAACAGGTGGTAAAAAGAAGAATTAATTAAAGGGAGTTAATTTTTGGTACTTTCGAACAAAGCATATCCGGAAGAGTACATGAAATTTAAGGAGCAAGTTCTTAGAGGTGAAATTCCGGTTAATCGGATGGTATCACTGGAAATGAACCGTATCGATTTCTTAATCGAGTCGCCGGATTATTACTATGATAGTAAAGCGATTGAGGGCTTTGTAAGATTTTGCGAAAATGAGATGACCCTCACTGACGGTAGTGACGTAACTCTTCTGCCGTCGTTTAAACTCTGGGCCGAATGTGCCCTCGCATGGTTTTATGTCTCGGAGGATAAGGTTTACAACCCTAAACTCGGTAAATGGGAGATAAAATCAAAATTTAAGCGACTTGTCAATAAACAATTCTTAATCGTCGGACGGGGAGCTGCGAAATCAATGTATTCTACGTACATGCAAGCTTACATGCTACTAATAGATACAGCCACAACACACCAAATCGTCTGTGCCCCTACAATGAAACAGGCCGAGGAAATTATGGGTCCATTCAGAACGGCTTTGAGTCGAGCTAAAGGTCCTATGATTCGGTACATGGTTCAAGGATCTAAGATGACTGGGAATCTCACCCAGAAACAGTTGCTAGCATCAACCAAGAAAGGTGTGGAGAATTTCGCAACAAACAGTTTGTTAGAGATTCGCCCAATGTCGGTCGATAAACTTCAAGGATTGCGTTGTAAGTATGCAGCGGTGGATGAATGGTTATCCGGTGAAGTTCGCGATAATGTTATCGGCGCGATCGAACAAGGTGCATCTAAGAACGACAACTACCTAATCATAGCCACGTCGTCAGAGGGTACTGCCCGGGACGGTGTCGGTGACACAATCAAAATGGAGCTAACTGACATACTAGAAGGTCGGTACTTCAACCCTCATGTGTCTATTTGGTACTACCGATTAGACGATGTTCGTGAGGTGGCTCACCCAGAAACGTGGCTTAAGGCCAATCCGAACCTGGGAGCAACTGTTAGCTACGAAACATATCGACGAGAAGTGGAACGGGCAGAGACTCAACCATCGACTCGTGCTGATACCTTAGCTAAACGTTTTGGAATACCGGTTGAGGGATACACTTACTTCTTCGTCTACGAAGAGACTATTCCTCATAGACCTCAGAACTTCGATGGATTGGAATGTGCTATGGGAGGAGACCTTTCTCAAGGTGACGACTTCTGTGCTTTTACTTTCTTATTCCCATTGGGTCGAGGAAGATTTGGAGTTAAGACCAGATCGTATGTATGTGAGTCTAAACTCAAGAAGCTCACATCGGCAATGCGTAATAAGTATGACACTTTCATTGACGAAGGTACACTTATTATCATGCCAGACGTTGTATTAGATATGAACAAGGTATATGACGATCTAACAAACTTTATTTATAGACACAACTACGTCGTTTACTCATTTGGTTTCGACCCATATAATGCTCGAGAGTTTGTTGAGCGTTGGTCTAGAGATAATGGTGAGTATGGCGTAGAGAAGATTATCCAAGGAGCTCGTACAGAATCTGTACCTATGGGTGAGTTGAAGAACTTGGCTATGGAACGTAAATTAATATTCGACGAAGAGCTTATGAAGTTCGCAATGGGTAATGCCGTTGCAATTCAGGATAATAACGGTAACTACAAGTTATCTAAACGAAGATCTGACGAAAAGATCGATAACGTAGCCGCACTGATCGACTCATGGGTAGCGTTTAAACGCAACATGGATCTATACGCGGCTTAGAGAGGCCAATATGAGTATTTTTACCGATGGATTGACTCATGCTTGGGCTATGTTTTCACGAACACAATCCTCCGCAAATCTTGTTGAAACTGACGAACCATTTCAATTGTCTTTGGAACCCCGTGCATTGAGTCCTAACACTTCTATTCCGGGTCGTTCTTTTAGTCGTTCGTCGATTGCATCAATGATCTTTAACCGTATTGCTATGGATGCTGCTATGGTTAAATTCCAACACGTTAAGTTAGCTCCCGATGGTGAAAACCAAGAGGTGCAGAAAACTTCGGCGTTACAACGACTGTTTGATGTCGAGATGAACCTCGATCAATCTTCAACAGACTTCTTCCACGATTTAGTGTATTCACTATTTGACGATGGAGTAGTTGCGGCAGTCCCATTGGAAGCAACTGTAGATCCGTCTAAATCTGATTCGTACGACATTAAGTCGATGCGTGTCGGTAAGATTTTGGAATGGTATCCAACGAAGGTACGTGTTAAAATTTATAACGAGAAAAAAGGGAATTTCTCAGAGATTATTGTACCTAAGAAAATGTGTGCGATTATCGAGAACCCTTTGGCAAACATCGTAGGATCCGAAAACCCAACGATGTCTCGTTTGTTACAGAAGCTAGCTGTTTTAGATGCCCATGACAGAGAACTTATCGCTAATAAGTGGAACATGATTCTACAATTACCGGTTCCTGTCAGAAATGACATCAAGCGTAAAGAAGCCGACGCTCGTATTCAAGATATTGAAGAACAGCTATCTAAATCTTCGACTGGTATTGCGTATGTTGCCGCCGATGAAAAGATTACTCAGTTAAATAGACCGATCAACACCAACCTTATGGAAGAGATCAAATACTTAACTGAGGAATTACTTTCCCAAATCGGTTTAACAAAAGCCGTATTCGACGGAACTGCCAATGCAGAACAAATGCAAAACTATTATACTCGTACGATCGATCCGATTGTTACTCGTATTCAAGAAGAATTTCAAAGAAAATTTATCACCAAGACTGGTTATACACAAGGTCACCGTATTGTGACTTACAACGATCCATTCAAGCTTGTTCCTACGAGTCAGCTTGCTACGATCGGGGATTCATTACTTCGTAACCGTATTCTCACCTCAAATGAGTTTCGTGCGGTCATTGGTTATGGTCCGATTTCTGATCCAATGGCGGATCAATTGTATAATCCAAACATTGCTGATAATAATCAAGATGTTTCTGTACCTGGGTCGGTCGCGTCCCCTGAAGAAGGTCAAGGTATGGATCCCTCACAAATGGATCCTGACGGCTATCAACAATACCTAGACTACATTCAAAATGGCGGCGAATAATTGATGGAGGTTAATCGTATAATGGGAAAACATCCTAAGTATGATTTCGCGGGTTACGTAACCCGAAATGACATGCGTTGTACAGACGGTGTCACCATCCGTCATGGGGCCTTCAGAGAAAATGATGGAAAGACAGTGCCTCTGGTTTGGTCACACGACCCGAGCACTCCTGAAAACATCATTGGACATGTTGAGCTACAACATGCGGATGAAGGGGTTTATGGACGCGGGTACTTTAATAATACCCAAAATGCCAGAAACGCCAAGGAACTTGTACAACATGGTGATATCATGCATATGTCTATTGGGGCTAACCGTATTAAGCGGACTCCAGCAAATGACGTAATTCATGGTAACATCTATGAAGTATCGCTAGTGCTTGCAGGAGCTAATCCTGGAGCAGTTATTACCGAAGTGCTACAACACTCGGATAATCCAGAAGAAGGAGAAGTTATTTTAATGGAAAGTAACGAACTTATTCACTCAGCAAGCGACGTCTTAGTTGGTAATGATCGTGTAAGTCTATTCGATCGTATCCAGCACGCTGACGAAGGCACTGAGAGCGAAGTTCTTGACGAAGTTTTAGGAACTTTGAACGAAGACCAACAAGAAGCAGTTGCTATCTTGACGGAAGCTGCAGCTAATGCTGCCCTTGAAGCACACGAAGCATCTGTTGCCAAAGACTTTGATGAGGCCGTGGATTATCGTGTAAACGAAATTCTTGAAGAGTTGGCTGAAGAAGCTGACGATGAAGATGACGATGACGATGATGAAATCGAACAATCTGACAATGGAGGAACTTTGATGCACTACAACGCATTTGAACAAAACACAAACAATAGCGAAGAGATCCGTCACTCGTTGACTGAAGCAATGCAAACTGCCCAAAACCGTGGTCTCAAACTAAGTAACATTCTTGCTGAAGTTGAAGATGGAGATGTTCTTAAACACTCAATGAACAACATCGATAAGTTGTTCCCAGATCACCAACTTCAAGGTGGAGTACAAGTAATCTACTCACCGAACACTGCTACAGAACATATCTTGTCTAAGGTAACTAAAGTTCCAACAGCATTTGTTAAATCAATCATGACTGACTTGTCAGACCTTACCGACGAACAACTTCGTGCGAAAGGTTATATCAAAGGTACTGAAAAGAAAGAACAAATCATTTCATTCCTTTCTCGTAAAACAGACCCACAAACAATCTATAAAAAACAATCAATCGACCGTGATGATGCTATCGATATCGGTCAACAATTGAACGTTGCTGCTTTCTTTAACCAAGAAATGCGCATCAAGTTGAACGATGAAATCGCTCAAGCAATCATGGTAACCGATGGACGTGCTACTGGTGACGCCGCTAAGATTAAAGAAGACAAGATCCGTCCTATCAGTAAGGATGACGACTTCTACACAATCAAAGCAACTTACAACCCAGACATGCTTCTCGACTTGTTCGAAACGGTTGCCAATGAGAAAACCAAGATGCTTGGTTCAGGAACTCCATCACTTTACGTGAATCCTTTGTTCTTGACTAAGCTTCGTTTCCTCCGCAACAAGAACGAACAATGGGTATTCGGTGGACAACAACCTGCTACTAAAGAATACCTCGCATCATTGTTTGGCGTTGCTGAAATCGTTGAAACTAACTTCTTGAAACCTGACGAAATGATCATGGTTAACCTTGCTGACTACCAAATCGGTACCAACAAGGGTGGTGAAGTTAACACATTCGAACACTTTGATATCGACTACAACAAACAGAAATACTTGATTGAAACTCGTCTCTCAGGTGCTCTTGTTCGTGCTAAAGCTGCGGTTTACTTCAAACCTGCTGCTAAAGGTGGTCGTCCAGCAGAAGCTGCTGGATCTGGAACAGAATCACCTCGAGTAGGTGGATAATGAAATACTCTGGTAATGCTGGTTTTCGATTGAAAGATGTTGAAGTCGAACCAGATGTTTATGAACCAAAATTGGTTGTTAAACGAGTGCGCGGAGATGTGATCAGTTCTAGATACCGACGCGATCAAAATGGCGACAAATCTACCATTGATAACATCCGCATTACCAACCAAATTTCATTAGTCGCTGACCAATTCTTTATGAAGCACATTTCAAATTTGCTTTATATGGAATACCAAGGGGTGAAATGGAAAGTCGAAAGTTTCGATGTAGGAAGAGCCCCTAGAGTTATCGTGGATTTAGGAGGAGTTTATAATGAGCAAGAGAATGCTTATCCGGGACGTTCTGATGAAAGCAATTCGGAAGTCTAATGAGGATTATAAACTCTTTTATAATCCAGTAGGTAACGCAAATCTCACATACCCATGTATCTTATACAAAAGATCTGCTGTGAGACAACGACATGCCGATAATATCCGATATCATACTCATGAGAGTTATCAGATTACGGTTATTGACAAACGTGTCGAATCGCCTGTTATAGATGTACTTCTCGAGGAACAATATTGTGTTTACGAGAATGAGTTTATAGTAGACAACATGCATCATACAATTTTAAAGATTAACACAGGAGGATTAGCTAATGGCTAAACTTAAGTTTGACGAACTTGGAAAACGTTTTTATGAAACTGGTGTGTCCGAAGCGGTATTGTTCCCACAAGACCCATCTGGTACATATCCTAAAGGTATCGCTTGGAACGGTATCACTGCTGCTAACGAATCTCCTTCAGGAGCTGAAGCAAATGACCAATACGCAGACAACATCAAGTATTTGTCTCTTACTGGTGCTGAAAACTTTGAAGGTACTATCGAAGCATTTAGCTCTCCAGAAGAGTTTGATGAATGTGATGGCATGAAAACAATCGCTAAAGGTGCTGTTGCTCACCAACAAAACCGTCGTCCATTTGGATTCGCATTCAAATCAATCCTTGGTAACGATACCAAAGGTAACGAATATGGATACAAACTTCACTTGTGGTACGGTTGTAAAGCAGCTCCATCAGAACGTTCACACGCTACTGTTAATGATAGCCCAGAACCACAAAACCCATCATGGTCAATTTCTTCAACTCCAGTAGTTGTACCTGGCCACAAACCAACCTCAGTAATCACAATCGATTCTACTAAAGCAGATCCAACTAAACTCCAAAAAGTATTGGACGCTGTTTATGGTACTGATGATGCGGAAGCATATCTTCCATCACCAGAAAAAGTAATCGAATTACTTAGCTAATAGGAATAATTAAAGGAGGTATTTACTCATATGTTAAAAGAAAACGTTAAATATTTGGACTTCGACGGTGTTGAACAAATTGAAACTTTGTACTTCAACATCAACCGTATGGAATTGATCGCCATGCAAGCTCGCTATGGTAAAGAAGATATGGCCAAGTACATCGAACGAATCACAAAAGAAGAAGACTTCGGTAAGATTCACGATTTGCTTAATGATATCATCTTGACTGCCTATGGTAAGAAATCTGAAGATGGTAAACGATTCCTTAAGAGCGAAGAAATCAAGGAAGAATTCCGCACGTCATTGGCTTATGAAGCTCTTACAGAAAGCTTCTTTGATGACGATGGTGTAACTCTTGGTAAATTCGTTCAAGGGATCACCTCAACAATTCGTGGATTAGAATCAGCAGCTGCGCCTGCAGCACAATAACGGAATGGGCGGTATTTTTTACCGCTCTTCCTTTTATTTTAAATTTTTTGAGGTGTGTATATCATGGATCCGGAGTTTTTAACTATACAATTAGACGATATAGAATATTGGGATGACTTGAAAGAGGAATTTGTAATCCAGGAAGGGGCTGAGTGCACGTTTCGATATACTTTGAAAAGTCTAGACAAATGGGAATCAAAGCATCTTAAAAGATTCATAGATAATTATGACGATATTACTGATGCCGAGATGTTAGATTTTTTAATCACAATGTGCGATGAGGATATCAATCCTAACTCACTTTCGGCTAACAACTACCAACAAATTGTTGAGTATATTAAAAAGACACCATCTGCCACTACAATCCCTAAAGAAAAAGGAAGTGCTAGAGGTGTTGCTCAACGAAAAAAGATATATACGTCTGAGATAATTTATGCTATGATGGCTTTGAACCATATCCCTTTCGATTGGGAAAATCGAAATTTGAATAAATTAATTATGCTTCTGAATTGCGTAGGCTCATTACAAGAACCTCCTAAGAAAATGACTAAGGCTGAGATTATGGAAGAACAACGAGCTACCATAATGCGAAGACGTGAGGAAGAGCGTAGAAGAAGGGAGAATAAATGATCGATCCAACTACTATAATTCATTCTGATGATGTTATCCAACACTTTGGGACAAAAGGAATGAAATGGGGTGTACGTAAAAATTATATGAGCGATAAACACGCTCTCAAGAATAATTATAAGCGATCACTAAAGAAGTCTAAAGAAAACTTCAAAGGTAAGCGACCAGATTTTTGGAGGAGATTTGGTTATAAAGCTTCTGTTGCATCGATGTACGGCGGACTTCTAACAGGTAACAATATATTGACCAGATACGGAGCAATGGGTATTGGTGCGGAAGCAGCTATGCGATCTATGGATGGTAGTCATTTCTATAAGAGTAAATTCAAGCGTCGCAATAAAGCCATTAAAAAAGCTTATAAGAAGGCTAAGAAAGAACTCAAAACAAGTTATAAGAAAGAGATGAAAGTTAAATGAGAATAACAACTAGCGGATCTTTTAATAACTTGGAAAAGTATCTTAAGAAAGATAGACGAGTGTCTATGGATGCTCTTGGTAGAGCGATAGTTGAGGCCCTACGATCAGCCACTCCATCCAAATCTGGAAAGACAGCTAATTCGTGGGGTTATCGAATTAACAAAACCGGTCGTGGTGAAGAGTTAGAGATATTTAATACCAACATAAACAAAGGTGTTAATATTGCCATTATCATTCACTACGGTCACGGTACGGGCACAGGCGGTTATGTTCCACCGCATCCGTATATTATTAAGGCTATTGATTCGGCTTATAAATCAGCGATTGATAAAGTCTTAAATGATTATTTGAAATGAAAGGAGGTCTTATGGATACTTCTATTATAATTCATTCCGATGATGTTATCCAACACTTCGGTGTCAAAGGTATGAAGTGGGGTGTACGACGAATGTATGACAACCACGTAGAAAATCTTAGATACAAATACCGAAAAAAGGGTTATAGTGAAGAAGTTGTTGAGAATAAACTTAAGAAACGTCTAAGAAACGAAAAGATTGCAGCAGCGGTTGCTGGTTCTGCGGTCGTGGCTACGGCTGGTTATCTTCTCAAGAATAAATTACAGGACGATATCTTTGGTAGAACGTTGAAAAAAGGTACAGTTCTTGATTCTGTTACTGGCGCAACTAAATTGGACGCATCAAGACCAATATACGCTGCATACAAAAACGGTGATAAGAAAAAATATCGTGCATTGCTAGGCGATACGCGTATGAATCAGCCAAGCTATATTAAAGAGGCGATAGGTACTAAAAACGGTATTAATGTCATGAAGCTCAAGGCGAATAATAACGTTAAGATTGCATCTAATAAAGCCGCTGGTGATGTCTTTAGGGATCTTTATAAGAAAGATAAAGACTTCAAGAAGTATGCTGACCAAGTTCATGAGAATGCAAACGCTTGGAGATGGAAGCCTATTAAAGATAAATACGATACCTTTAATATGGGTCTCGTAGGTAGAAATGGTCCTGACGCTAGTGCTAAGAAGAACATCGATAAATTCTATAATGGCCTTAAGAAAAAAGGATATGATGGTATCCTAGATCTTAATGATAAAAAGTATTCTGGATACGGTGCTAAGAATCCGGTAGTATTATTTGATTATAAGAATGTTGGTCAATCGTCTGTTAAGAAATTATCTAAACAAACGGTAAATAGAGAATATCCTCAAGTTTATAACAATTTATTGTTAAAGGCTAAGGCTACGAACTATATTAAAAACCCGAGAAATCAAATTAATGCTTTAGCCGGAGTAGCTGCCGGTGCTGTAGCAAATCGAAAACGTACTCTCGAACGAGAGCGTGATGTAGAATACAATAAAAAATATAATATTAACCCTGTAGGTTTAGAAGGAAGATAGGAGGTAATTAATGGCCGGATATGTTGACGAAAAAGTCGCCAAGGTAACCCTGGATAATAAGGGCTTTACCAAAAACGCACAAGATACAATTTCCGCATTGGATAAGATGAAACAAGCTTTCGCTAAAATCAATGGTGGAAACGCATCTAAGAACATTGCTAAAGAGATGAACGCTATCCCAGATGCAATTTCAAAATCAACGTCAAAATCTCAAGGTCTATTATCTCGTCTTAAAGGAATGTTTACTCGTAGCACCGAAGGAATTAACATGAACGGTGCTGCCAAATCAATTGAGCAGATGAATACTGATGTTGCTAGCAGAACGGCCAAGACATCTGGTATTCTCGCCCGATTGAAGGGTATATTTCAGAAGGCGGATAATCACCAGGGATTTCCAAACTCTGTCAAATCTATTGACAGTCTAAATTCAAAAGCATCTGGTATAAACCTGAACCCACTCACTGGAGCATTTTCTAGAGCAGCTGATTCTGTCAAAGGATCGCTTAATGCAATGGATGTTGCTATGGGTATTGTCATGGGTAACATGATGCAGAAAGCTATCAGTTTCGGTTCCAAATTCTTTGCTGGACCAGTTGATGGTTTAAACGAGTATAAAGAAAAGCTCGGATCTGTACAGACAATCATGACGAATACAGAATGGGAAATTCCAGATCAAACTACTCGTATGCGTAAGACTTCTAAAGTATTAGAAGATTTGAACGAATACGCTGACCAAACCATTTATTCATTTAAAGATATGACTAAGAACATCGGTACGTTTACTGCGGCCGGTGTAGGTTTGGAAGATTCTGCAACTGCGATCAAAGGTATTTCCAACTTGGCCGCTGCATCAGGATCAAACACTCAACAAGCATCTATGGCAATGTACCAATTATCTCAAGCGTTAGCTTCTGGTAGAGTAGGTCTTCAGGACTGGAACTCTGTAGTTAATGCTGGTATGGGTGGTAAGTTATTCCAAGACCGATTGACTGAAATGGCTGAGAAAATGGGTCATGCTCGTGACATGACTAAATCTTTCCGGGAGTCTTTGAAAGACGGTTGGTTGACTTCTGAAGTCTTGATTGCTACTTTGAAAGATTTCTCAGTTGATAAATCGATGCTTGAAGCAGCGACTCAGATTAAATCGTTTGGACAATTGGTAGATACCGTACAAGAAGCTATTGGTTCTGGATGGGCCACTTCTTGGGAATATCTATTTGGTGGATTCGAAGAAGCCAAAGGTTTATGGACCGATGTTGGTAAGGTCGTTGGTAAATTCTTCGATGACTCGCAAGGTAAATACTATGATAGCGTTCTAGGAATGGAACGCAGTCTAGGTAACTACCGAAATGCCATGTTGAAGACATGGAAAGACCTTGGTGGTCAAACAGCATTCTTTGACGGAATTAAAAACGGATTTGAATTTGTATTCAAGTCCATGACCAACTTCCGTGATGGTTTCCGTGAGTCTATTGGAACATACGAGGATTCTGCTAAACGACTTCTAAGTGTAACTCAAGGTTTCAAGAACTTCACTGAGAACTTGAAGAAGAACGCGGCTATTCAAGAGACACTTATCGCTCTTGGTAGAATGTTTGGTGCGGTATTCAATACTGTATGGGCAATTATCCATAAACTATCGATGGGGTTCAGTGCCACATCAAGCTCAATGGATGGCGTTATTCTCGTATTCAAGAGAGTCGCTGATGGGGTTACTAAATTCCTTAACGCAATGCGTCAGAACCACAACATCATGCAGAGCTTTGTCAACATTGGTAAGGTGATTGGTAACGTTCTTAGTATCCTTGGTACACTATTCAAAATCGCTGCAGATATCGTATCGAAGTTCTTCTCATTGTTCAGCTTTGGATCTAATAGTGGTGGTGGATTACTTAAATTCACTGACATGTTAGTTAAAGTAACTGACTCTATTAGAACTTTCGTTGAAGGCCTACGGTCTTCTATCCGTCAGTTCGGTGTATTCAAAGGTATTCTGACAGCATTTGGTGGAGCATTCCAAAGTATTGGTCCTAAGATTGCTGAAGGATTCAAAAACATGCTAAGTGCATTCCCTAAGACATTCTCCGATAATGGCATATTTGCTAAAATCGGAAGCTCTATTAAGAATGGGCTTAAAGCAATCTCACCAAGTATGAAATCGTTTATCGACGGTTTAGATACTGGTATGTCTAATATTTTATCTGGAGTTAAGAATAATTTCGGTAAAGTAAAAGACGCTATTGGTAAGTCTTTTGGTAATATTGGCGAAGGAATAAAGAATTCACTATCATCAGTTAAATCTGGACTATCTAATATTATCGGACAAATTGGTGGAACTATCAAATCAGTATTTTCTGGAATTGCTGATATGGCAAAACAGGGTTATGACTTGTTAAAAGATATTTTCAAGACATTCCATGGCGGAGATATTATTCAGGCATTGATTGGATTGTTCGCATTTGATAAATGGTTGAAATTTAAATCCGGAGATAACTCCTTATTCAATAAATTCTTAGACCGCTTTGAAAAAATGTTTGATAAATTCCTAGACAAAGGTAAAGAGTCTGTACCGCTGGTTAAGAAAGTATTATCCGACTTCAAAGGTGCTCTGAACGACTTTGCTAAAGGTATTAAAGTTGGTCTCCTTATCGGTATTTCCGTAGCGGTCTTGATGCTCGCAGTATCGCTTGATAAATTGTCTAAGATCGATATGAAAGATCTATCTAAGGCGATGATCGCTATGGGTGCTGCTATGGCTGGCATGATGAAGATAGTTAAGACCCTAGGCGCAATAGACGGTATACCTAAAGGGGCTGGATTTACGCTTATTGGTATCGCTATAGCAATTCGTATTCTTGCTGGAGCTCTCAAGAAGCTCGAAGGAATGGACATGGATAGCATGGTTACTGCCGTAGCTGGAATTAGATTCGTAATGAACGGTCTAGTTAAATCCATGAAACGTTTATCCGAGGTTGAGAAGACATCTAAAGCGGGTATAACCAAGATGATCGCATTTGCTTTTGCTATGCGGATTGTAGTAGGTGCTTTAGCGAAACTTAAAGGAATGGGTGTCGCCGAAATCGGAGTTGCTATGGTTGGTGTTCGTGCATTGATGCGAACAATGACAGATAGCATGAAAGAACTCGATAAAGTAAGCTACAATAAAGGCGGAGCCACTGCGATGATTGGTTTCGCTATTGCTTTACGTATTATCGTAAGTTCTGTTGCGGCAATCGCCAAACTAGATCCTGAACGTGCCGTTGTTGGTATGGTTGGAGCCGGTGCTTTGATGGAAGAGCTTGCTAGATGTATGAAGAAAATGAATGGTATTGTCGTCGGAGGACGAACAATGGCATCTATGATAGGATTTGCTATCGCTCTTCGTATTTTAGTAATGTCGGTTAAAGCAATCGCTAAACTTCAACCTGAAGCAGCATTACAAGGAATAGTTGCTACTGGAGCTCTTATGGAAGCCCTAGTTCTATGTATGAAACAACTAAATGGAGTTGTTGTAGGTGGTAGAACTCTGGCGTCTATGATCGGGTTTGCCATATCCTTACGTATTTTAGTAATGTCTGTCAAAGCTATTGCTAAATTACAACCCGAAGCTGCTCTTCAAGGATTACTAGGAACTGCCGCCTTAATGGAAGGTCTAGTCCTATGTATGAAACAGCTTAATGGTATAGTAGTTGGTGGACGAACATTGGCTTCAATGATCGGATTTGCTATATCAGTTCGTATTTTAGTAATGTCGGTTAAGAAATTGGCCGATTTGGATCCAGAAAAAATGATCCCTGCAGTAATATCTGTGGGAGGATTGATGGAAGCCTTGACTATATCTATGATGCTACTCGACGGAGTTAAGGTTAATCAGACGGCCATTATGGCTATGATAACATTTGCTGGTTCTGCCTATGTTTTGGCCAAATCTGTAAGTCTATTAGCTACATTTGACTGGAAACATTTAGCTACATCAGTTGGTGCGTTAAGCATTCTTATCGGTGAGATGGTTATCACTATCAAATCCCTTAAGAGCGTTAAAGCAGATAACAAATCATTATTAGCTATGATCTCTTTCGCAGGTTCGGTTTTCCTATTAGGTAAGGCCGTTGAAGGACTATCCACTCTACAACTAGATGGAGTGTTACTCGCCTTGGGTACTGTAACAGCAATCATGGCCGAATTGATTGGAGTATCTTATCTCCTCAAATCAATTAAGATAAACTACAAGTCGATGTTCGCCTTGATGGCATTCACTCTTGCGATCTACTCTATTGGTAAGACAATTCAAAATCTGTCCACAATTCCGTGGAAAAACTTAGCGGCAGCCACTGGTGGTATTGGTGTTGTTATCGCGGCATTAGGATTTGCGGCAAAACAAGTTAGCTCGTTGTCTGGAAGCATCCAACAAACATTTGCTACTGCCGCTTTATTCGAACAATTCTCTAGATTGCTCGGACAAATTGGTAGAACGTTGGTAGATGTTGCCAAAGTACCATGGCCCGGACTAATTACTGCTACCGCAGCTATTGGTGTCGTGCTTATGGGTATGGTATATATCGCCAAAGTAATGACTAAAGTGGACGCTAGTGCTGGGGATATTGCAGCTATCATCGCATTATCAAATGCTGTTAATACAATAGGTAACGCCTTATCCAAAGTTGCTAACCATCCATGGCAAAACATTCTCGCCGCGACTGTTTCTATGGGTACCGCAATGGGCGGACTAGTAATAATGTCTAAGAGTTTAGAAAAAGTTAGTGTCGGTGATGCAGGTAAACTATTGATTCTATCAGTTGCATTGACAGCATTAGCTGTACCAATCGCTTTATTGGCATCACTTAACTTGATCGCCGTTGGTATAAGTTTGGGGGCATTAGCGGGTCACTTGATTCTATTAATCGGAGCTGCTAAATTAGCTCAAGGTACTGCTCGTGGTATGGCTATATTATCTAAGACATTGATGTCATTCGGTGCATCATCAATAATGGCGGCATCATCAATAGCTATCGCTGGTGTCGGATTCTTGGCGTTTAGTTTGGCGATTAAGAATTTGGCGGATACAGCTCCGAAAGCATTTGCTAATATAGTAATGGGTCTTTTAGAGTTTGTTAAAGCTCTAGTTATGGCAGCTCCAGAACTAATGAAAGCAGGAATTGAATTAGTCGTTGTATTTCTAGAAGGTCTTGCCTCAGGTATACCTCGAATAATTACCGCCGCCGTACAAATGATTGTTGCGTTATTAGACGGTATAGCTAGCAATGCCCATAGATTGGTTGACTCTGGGGTTAAAGTCCTAGTCGAGTTTGCTAAAGGTATCATGGACAACATGGCGATACTTGTCCAGACCGCTGTTGAAATGGCTACTAAATTCATCGAAGAATTTGGTAAAGCTTTAATTAGCGTTAAAGATCGTCTTATTCCAGCATTAACACAACTATTTAGTATTATTTCCGAGATAGCTTTGAAAGTTATCAAAGAATTGGTAGGTCCAATTATCCAGGGACTCCTTGAAATAATGGAACCTATTATCGAAGTGATTCTACAGGTTGTTGAACGTATTGCGCAAGCATTAGCACCTATTCTCGTACCTTTAATCGATGCTATTAAGACATTGATTCAAGAAGTATCTAATGTAGTGCAAGCTATTGCTGATACTGTTATTGCGATTGTTGAAAATCTAGGATCTATTATCAGATCAATAGCAGATGTTATTATCGCCGTAGTAGATACAATCAAGGCGGCTATAGAAGGATTCGTTACAATCGTTCAAGTAATAGGTCAAACCATTCAAGTCATTTTCCAATCGATCGCGGATATTGTGAATTCTGTAATGCAGGGTATCGTTGGCGCAATCAATGCGTTTGCTAATGTTATTCAAGCAGTCGGTGAAGCTCTCAAGAACGTATTTGTTGGAATCGGACAAGGAATTCAAGCAGCACTCCAAGGCGTTGCTTCAGTAGTAGAGTCCATCGGTGGTGCTATCAAAGCCGCGTTTGAAGGTATCGGTACGGCAGCACAAGGATTGGGCCAAGGTATTCAATCCGCCTTACAAGGTGTTGCGTCTATTATCGAGTCCGTTGGTACTAGTATCAAATCAGTTCTTGAGGGAATTGGTAAAGCATTCGAAGGCGCTGGTAAATTTGCCGAAGGATTCGGTAAAGGTATTGAGCACGTAATGAATGGTGTATCCAGTGTCGTAAGAGCGGTTGGAGATGCCATTAAAGGTATTATCGAAGCGATTGGTAAAGCATTTAAAGATATTGGTACCGGTCTTGAGAAGATGGGTAAAGCCATGAAACCTATTGCCGATCATGGTGGTACAGCCGCACTTAAAATTGCTGCTGTCGCTGCTGCGGTAACCGGTCTCGGTGCAGCATCTGCTGCGGGTAACCTAAACGGTTTCCGAGAAGACTTAGATAAACTAGATACCGTGATGTATAAGATGGGGACTCGTTCCGCACCAACATCGCTATCGACTTTAGTATCTTCATTGTCGACATTATCGACAGTTGCTCCTACAGCGGCTACTGCAATGGAGAAATTTGCATCATCGTTTGATAACATTTCGAAAGTTGGAACCAGTGTCACTGGAACAATGAGCACAATCGGTACTGCATTTTCTAGAATTGGTCAAGCTATTAGTGCGTCTGCTGCCCCAATGCAAACGTTTGCGTCTGCTATGTCCAACATTGGTAACTCGATGCAACGATTCGCAGGTCTGTCTGGCGCTATGGTTGCTGGATTGACTAGCGTCGGCTCAACATTCACAAGCATTCAAAATGCGATCACAAATCTTGGAACCTCTTTGACAACAGTTGGTACAAGATTCTCTCAAATGGGATCTTCTGTTCAACAAGGTATGTCTGCTATGGTTTCTGCCGTTAATAATGGTATGGCACAAGTTCGTGCCGCTATGACTAACGGTATTGCTCAATTAGCAGCAACGACAATGACAGCATTTGCTGGAGTTGGTCAAGCCGCTAACGTAGGAATGAATGGTGTTGTCACTGCTGTGACTGCATCAATGTCTAGAGTTAACGCTGCGGTTAACATGGGTATGTCACAACTTGCAACTACTATCCAAGGGGCTATGAGCAGAGTTAATGCTAACATTTCTTCTGCTATGACTAGCCTTGGAAGTACCATGAGTGCCGCAATGAGTCGTGTAAACGCCTCTATGTCTGCATCAATGAACGCTATGGCATCTGGCATTACTGCTTCTATGTCTCGAGTTACAATGATCGTAAGCTCATCAATGTCTAGAATGGTCTCCGTATTTATGATGTCATCAGCTAGCATGACTGCCGCTGCGATATCTATGGGCCATCAAATTTCTAACGCATTAGGTGCAGGAATGGCTCTAGCGGCCGCTCGTGTATCTCAAGGTATGAGCCACGTTGTAAACATTGTACGAATGCACGGCGCTGGGGGTTACGGAGCTGGTTTCTATACTGGTTCTCAAATTTCTGCCGGTGTAGCTGCTGGTATGTGGGCTCACGTAGGATCTATAGAGAACGCTGCTGCTAGAATTATCGTAGCGGCTCAAAAGGCTGCTAATGCTAAAGCTATTATCAAATCACCATCACGGTTATTTGCAAATAAAACTGGTAAATTCATTCCACAAGGTATTGCTATGGGTATCGCCAAAGAAATGCCTCGTTCTGTTAAACAGATGGGCAAGACATTTGCTAATGGATTTGCAGATGCGACTACTTTGGCTGTGGATAGTGGTAATGGTATGGCTTCTGCTGTGGCTGATGCAGTTAACAGTGTAAGCAGTCTATTAGATGACTCATTGGCCGATATGGATTATCGTCCAACAATCACGCCAGTAGTAGATACATCTAATTTAGATAAGATCGAAACCGGTAATCTATTTAGCAAATTGGGAGTTGACCCAACGAATGTTCCACGTCCAGCATATTCTGGATCTTATGGATCATCTTCGACAAGTACTGTTAACTACGACAACTCCAACAAAGAGTATAACATCAGCATTGATGTGGATACTAATGGAGCACCTGTTGATAGTAAACAACTTGCTCGTGAAATTCAACAACACATTAAAGACTTTGACGACCAAGCTCGTCGCGGTCGAGGTGAGGAAGTATTATGGTAGAATCTTTAAAACCCGGATATTTTATTATCAATGGACTAAAATCCAAAGATTATAATGTATTCATTCAAGATAGACCAGATATAGAAACACCTAAAAGACGGGTGACTTTCGAGTCGCCAAACGGTTACGAAGGAGAGTTGGCTTATGACGATGAAGGTTATGAGCCAACCGAATTCGAACTAAGTTGTTTCTATGATGGCCGAAGTCACAACGATTCAGATCGAGATATTTCCTTAGCAAGGAATAAAATCAACTTCTTATTCAATCATGGCATTGGAGAGTGGCTTGACTTTATACCATATTTCGATCAGAGTCATATTTACAAAGTTATCATGACAGACCTTACTTATGAAAACAAATACTTCTATCAAGGATGTATTTCATTTAAGGTTAAACTCAAATGTCAACCGTTTAAATACAACGTAGACAACCAGCCTGTTACCGTCCGTTCAGGAGATGTGGTTACTAACCCTAATCTATATTTCTCACGACCTACAGTACAGTTCGCTGGCGTCACGGGTAACTTGAAAATTTCTATAGGATCTGCCGCTATGACAATTAAGGATTTACAAAACGAAACTATTGTTATCGACAGTACTCGTTATATTGTCTACGCTAAAGCCGGATCTAATATCACAAACAAAAACAACAATACTGTGGGGAAAGAGTTCTTTAAACTATATCCTGGTGGGGACATTCGTACAAACCGGGTATATTTTACAGCCACTAAGGGTTCACCCCCGGCTAATATAACTCTAATCCCTAATTGGAGGGTATTAGTTTGAGACCTATTTTATATGAACAAAACGAACGGATCTTCGATACCAATGGTATGGGTGTCTTACATGATGCCATATCTGCAGAAGTCACCGAAGTCCGTAATGGCGAGTTCGAGCTTGAACTAAAATATCCTGTCGGTGGAGAGTGGGCCCAAGCGCTCACTCAAAACCGTTATATTTTAGTTAAGCCAAACGACTATGATGAACCTCACGCATTTCGTATCTACGAAGTTGAGAAAGAGGTTGATTCTAATAAAATTACGGTTAAGGCAGTTACCAAGACTGACGAATTGTCTGGTAATGTCATCAAACCACTGTCAATTAAATCTGCTATACCGTCTGCCGCTTGGGAACAACTCAAACGTGTAGCTGTGGATCCAATCGACTACAACTTTATTTCTGATATCCAAACTGCTAAAGACACAAACATGGATATTCGAAACGTTCTTAATGCGATTGCCGGAGAAGAAGGGTCATTTATTGACACTTGGGGTGGAGAAATTAAACGTACTAACAATACGATTTTCTTATACTCCAAACGTGGTAGAGATCATGTAACTACTATCCGTCCTCGTAAGAATCTTAAGAACGTTAAAATTAAATCAAGTATGGCTGGTAAATTCACTCGTATTTTACCATACGCCATATTCAAACCCGAAGGGGAAGGCGAAGCAGAACAAGTTATTTATGGCGATATTATTAAGTCACCGCACTATGATGACTACTTCGTTAAGCGAATTGTTCCTCTAGATTTGAGTTCTGAGTTCAATGACTCTGAATCACCTAAAGAGGGAGAAAAGAAGAAAGCTCCTACTCCTGCTCAAGTTACTGCTAAAGCGCAGTCATATTTCACATCTAAGAACAAAGATGCTGATAAGCCCGATTTGAGTGTTGAAGTTGAGATGATTCCGCTACAAGATTCCACCGAATGGGATCGACGTATCATTCAGGCTCTTGAAAAGATCCAACTTTGTGATACGGTGGATGTCTATGTGCCTAAGATTGACTGCGACGTAACTGTCAAAGTCCGTAAGATTGTGTATGACGCTCTCCGTGAGCGAATTATCAAAATCGAGGCAAGTTCCAGTGGATCTGGTCGAGCTAGTTTGGCCGATCAACAGAAAGCTCAATGGCAAGACCTTACAAACAAGGTTATTAACAATGCTCTCTACGGAGAGAAGGACGGATTGATCAATACTATCCTAACTGCAGCCAACAACAAAAACAAAAACTTCTATGGGCCTGATGAACCTCCTCGTGAGAAAGTGTCCAAAGACGATTTGTGGTTTAAACCAGTTGGTAACGAGGGTGAAGTTGAGATGTGGCGTTTTGACGGAGAGAACTGGGTTCTTGTCATCGACGCTAATTTCGGACAGAAGGTTACTGACAAAGTAAACGATGCTATTAATTCCGCTAAACAGGATATTAATGCTAATGTTCAAGAGACCATTAACTCCGCTATTGCCGATGCGGAGAAGAGATGGAAACCTGATTTCACACCAATGCAGGCTGAATTGGAGTCTAAACTCCGTAAGATGGACGATGATATTAATGTCAAAGTTACTGATATTAAGGATCGTATTGCTAGCGAGATTAGTAATCTAACAGTTACAAATCCCAACTTACTTAAAGGGACTGTGGATATGTCTACTATTCCTGAGAGTACTGTGGGTAATGATAACAACTGGCGTCGTATGGATGGAATTGGCGGTAAGTATCAGGAAATGTCTCTTGGTGGGTATCGATATACTGGATCCAATCAGGGTAACGGTTATAAAAAACGTATCGTTGGTTATTATCCTCCGGGATATTTCAAGAAGGGTAAGTATGTTTGGTCGTTTCATGTTAAAACAGACACTCCTGGTTTTGTTTTACATACATATTGCGACCCTAAAGTAAATGTCATTAGTGATATTAGACTAGACGATGTTTTTGTTGGAGAATTTCGTAATAACGAATACTCATTCAGATTACCAGATACCGAAGAACATATTATCAGTTATCATTTCGAGATCGTCAATGAGTCCAATTGGCTGTCTTTAGGCCTACTTCGATACGAATCGGATACAGTTGGTGCTATAACCGATGTGTATAAATGGAAGATAGAAGAAGGAGTTAAGCGTACGCCTTGGTGTCCTAACTTCCAAGACCCAAGTCCCGAATGGTCGACATACAAACATACTAATGACTCTAACTTGGCTGAATTGAACAAGCGAGTCACTGCGGCTACTGGTGAGACCAACGTCCTTAAGACTCGTGTTGAGCAGACTTCAAACGAAATCAAAATCACTGCACAAAACCTGGAGAACAGGCTTAATAGTAGTGCTGCGAGTACTTCTGCGGAACTGAGGGTTATTAAAGACTCGATTTCTGCTAAGGTATCTCGTACTGATTTGGATACCGTTAATGACAAGGTCACTGCCGTGGAGTCTACTTTAACTGCTAGGGTAGATGGTATTGAGAGTTCGGTTAATAGAGTTACTAGAGATGTCGATGGTAAGATCACATCTGCCGTTTCATCAGCTATAACCCAATCCGAGCAAGGCATTACATCTCGAATAAATTCAGTTCTCGATGATTCGAAACGATATACTGATACTCAGTTCCGTCAAGTGGATGGTAAGATACAGACGCAAATTACCAGTCGATTGAATGATTATGCTAGAACCTCGGATGTTGCTAGTCGAATTACTCAAGAGGCTGGTAAAATTAAGACGGAATTATCATCTTTAGTTGATGATAACATTAGTAGAAATTCTAAATTCCAAGAAGTTTTACAGACCGTAGATATCTACAAACGTACTCTAGGATCAACCCAAAATGGTATTACTACATCTATTTCTCAGTTAATTCAATCAAGTGATGAGATCAAGACTGTAATCACCAACGCTGCTGAATCTAACACTAACCTTATCATGGATACTGATAGTTTTGCTTCAGCAAGATTTGATGGATTTAGTAATGGTGTCGACGGATATACTACATCTGCTGTCCCTGGATTATACGGTAGCAATGAGTTCTTCCACTTATCCAAAACCAAAATGGGTCAAGCATCAACTAATCAGGCTTTCGTATCCCTCCCACTAGCTATCGATAAGATGACTAGAGGAGAAAACTATACATTTTCTTGTAGGTATAAGCTTGATACAACAAATGCATTCCGTAGTGACAAACCTATGACTGCGGAATTACAGATTTTGGATAAAGTTGGATCTCCAATTTATCTTAAATCGTTAAGTGTGAATCCGGGTAATGACGTGGAAGCAAACTTGACCGAAACTTTCCCAGTAGATCGAGATAGATACTTCGACAACGTCAATGGATTTGGACAAACCGGTCGATTTGCATTTCGTATTAAGCTTATCGGTGACGGTCGTATCGGCGTGAAGGAAATCATGCTTGTTAAAGGTAAAACTGTCGGGCCGTATAAGCCAGCAGGAGGCGTATCCTCAACTGTCGTCACCCAGAGAGCAAATGCCTGGGCACTAACTCTAAAAGGGCCTAAAGATGTCATCACATCGATCAATGCAGATACTTCAGGCGTGCGCCTCAAGGGTAAAAATATCGTCCTAGATGGTGATGTCATTGCGAATGGTACGGCGTTTATTAAGGAGAGTTGGATTCAGGATCTTAATGCTAGTAAAATTACTGCCGGGGAACTAAATGCAAATCGAGTTAAGGTAATTAATATCGACGCTAGTAATATTGTGTCTGGTACTATGACTGCGGGTCATATTCGAGGAGGTATTTTGTCATCGATAAATGGAGATGTTAAATTCAATCTCGATGATTCTAAATTGAATTTCTATAATAACGGATCAATCCAATTTTATACCGGATCTAATGCTATTTGGAGACAAACACCAGACGGAATCCATACCGCTTTTATGCATTTTAATGATGAAAAAGGTGGTGGATTATATGCTGGATTTGGTGTGACATCTTCCTCCGATGGAATAAATTCTTCTTCAGGAGGTCGATTCGCAGGAATTAGATGTTTCCGAAGATCTAGAGATTTGAAGACAAAAAATAAACAGAACAATAAATTGGGATCTCACGAAAGATCAGTTGACCAAATAGAAATATACGGCGATGAGGTGTATATAACTGACGACTTTACTTTAAATCGTGGTTTCTATTTCAGAACAGATGCAATGCCAAACGATGGATACATTGATCTATGGGCGACTATACGATATTTGACAACTGCGGTATATCAATTAGCAAATATCTATGGTCATTTGCGAAATGTTGGATGGAATCTTAAAAGCAATGATTTTCAAAATGCGGCTAGAAACGGTATAAGATTGGCAAATAGTATATATCCAAAATTCCAAATGCCAGTATTCTAAAAGGAGAATAAATGAACGAAGAACAACTATACAAACGAGCTTTTGGCGAAATGCAGACATTGCTAAATCGTGCAGAGAGTGATGTAGCATTGGTTAAGGCTCAAGCGGAATTCTATCTTGAGGAATATAATAAACTTCAAGAAGAATATAACAAACTTATCGAGGAAAAAGAGGAACTTAGAAAAGAGTACAATTCTCTACTCGATGAAAATAACCAACTTAAAGATGATTTGCGTAAGCTAGAAGGCAAACCAGATCCACACAAAACGGAGGAAAATAAATAATGGGTATTTATGGTGAATTCAAAGTAACAAACGTATATCCGCGTTATGGTTCTGATGGGGCTGTCATTGGGACAGTAGTATCTATCAAGCAAGATAATCCATATTTTGCTGTCATGGACTATATCTTAAACGGTGACCAAACATCAAAAGACCATGATGATCTGTTGAAGCAAATCAAACGTCAGGAGTTCTACACGAATTTCTCAGAATTTGCTCAACAAGAAATTGTTAAGGAGATTGATAATGCGAATACGAAATCCAACAGTAACGCAGAAGCCATCGAAAAGATCAACAAACTGACTCATACAGTTATTCTCAATTCTGTAATGAGTGATGGTGTCAAATACGGTGTTGTCTACAAACAATTTGCAGAACAACTCCCTGCTGCTACAGATGGCATGAAAATCAAAGCCCAAGACATCTTCACAGTCAATGACCCAAGTCATACTGAGGTTGATGGCGAAGGTAAACTTGTCATCGTGCAAGCCAACCGTGAATTCACATATGCAGATCAACCCGCTTCTGAATTCAAAGAAAACGGATATTTTGGACAAAATGGTATCGCCGTATCTTATCCATATGCTAAGGAGACAACTCCTGCAGCACAATAATCCACAAGGAGGCTTAAATGCGATATTTAGATACGCCTGTGACTATCGTCGATGACGGTACAGATCGCAGCTTAAGTATCAAATTTGCCGAGCCAAGTGCCGGGGATACAGAGGTTATCTCCGGTGTCTTGTTTAGGACATCACATGATACTTCTGAGGAAATTCAAGCTAAATTTGAACCTACTACTGGGTGTCTAAATCTTGAAATTCCTAATAATTTAATTAATTATACGGGCTACGCTAAAATCGTTGTCCCTAAATCATCATTCTTATCTGAACCAATCACTGTCAAGTTCGATGTATATTCTCCAAAGGACGAAGATGGAGCTGACCGTGGTTATACAGGAGCAGATAAGTACTTATTTGTCCGTGACTTCCATACAAATGGTGATATTTACGTCGAGGTGGGATCCGATGTAGTTAATACCGATTTCTTGCGGAGTGTCATTGACAAAGTCATTGCTAACACTGGACTAACAGGTAAAGATGGGGTTGAAATTGATACTGTCGCTCTTAAGAATGACATTCTCAATCGTGTGATCAAGTCTATCGATACTACTAAGATCCAGAATGATGTTCTTACGGCTGTTACAGCCAAGGTCGATGTGATCAAAGAAGAACAATCAAAATCCATGCAAAATCAGGACTCTAAGATTCAAGCCGTCGAATCTAAAGTTGCTGGTATTGACGTGGATACAATTAAGACGAATATCTTAAGTGAATTTACAACTAAAACAGAGCAAATTAAGGCCGAGATTATCAATGCCGTCGATATTCCTCAGCTTAAATTGGATCTGACAGGATTGGTTGAGACTAAATTCACTGCGGAACGTCAAACAATCGTGGATAGTGTGACATCTGCGATTAACACTAAACTCCAATCTGAGGAATTCATCAATCCGATTGTCCAACGGGCTATTGCAGGAGTGGATACTCACGGATATGCTGATACTGTCAAGACAGAATTATCCGCCAAGATCGAGGAGAATACTACTGGCATCTCTGGAATCAACACCAAACTAGAAGGTATTGAGCAGAAGTTATCTGCTAGTATTTCTGAGGCTATTCTAAAGACACTGAAGGATACTTTGACATCTCAGGATATTACCACAATTCTCAAGAAGGACGATTCTTACGTTACAACTATTTGGAATGATATTAAGACCGCAGGCAAACTTGACGAATATGTCAAAGACACAGATCTTCATATCGTGGAAGATATTTATGGCGGGGGTAGTCTTTATAATGGCGATAATGTACTATTTAGAATTCCTAAAGAAGGTCCTAGTATTTCTGAGGTTAATCAACTTAGGGATAGCGTTAACATTTTAAAATCCAGGGCTACTGAGTTCGAACTCGATATTAATAACCTTAAACGATCTGGTACTGGTGAAACCGGTACTCCTGGACCAAAGGGAGAAGATGGACAACCAGGCCCTCAAGGCGAACAAGGTATCCAAGGCCCTCCTGGACCTCCAGGCCCTAAAGGTGACAAAGGAGAAACCGGTGAGCGTGGTCCTAAAGGTGAAGATGGACAACCAGGCCCAGTTGGCCCACAAGGCCCTCCTGGTGAATCTGCTACTATAGACACAACTAACTTTGCGACTAAACCAGAACTAAACCAAGTAAAAAGTGACTTGACTGGTTTGGAATCTCAAGTTAGTGACGTTAATGGTCGTGTAACAATGCTTGAAAATAAGCCGGCTCCTATTGTTGAAATTCCATCGGAATACAAGAAGCTAAATGACTTGTATGCTATTTTCCCAACTTACGAAAATCTCGTAACCCAAATGACGACAAATATCAAGAACCAACACTTAGCTCTTGGTATTGATGCGGTGGTTGATGAAAAACTTCGTAATGGTGGAGATCCATTTGTTACTCGGTCATCTATGATAGTAGCTATTAAAGCGGTAAATGGTGGATCTGGTAGTGGTGCTACAATCGTTGCTGGTAATGATGTGGATACTGTATTTGGTGATAATTACCCATATGATGGTGATAACATCACAACTCTTAAGAATATCCCGATCGGATCTGTATATGTCGACCGACTTCGTAAGAACGGGGCATTGAAATGGATCAAGACACAGATGTATGCTGAAAATGCTGATCGTAATCAAGCACGAAATTGTTGGCGTGTGTTATATGGTGATACTGGATCGGTTAAAATGCCGATGACAGGTTCTCCTCTAAATGGTGCGGTATTGACATTCCGTCGTGTCAACTCCACTGTCGAACTCACTTGGGGTGGATTGTCTTGGGGTTGGTTCGGTATCAAACGAAGAGGAGCTGCTGGATATGCGGATCACCCGTCAGACCGTAACAAATTTGTAACTATCATTCCTCAAGGAGGTCTTAAAGAAGGGTTTATCCCTACCGGATCTAAACTAGGAAACATGACAAATGATAAAGGTGTTCCTTACGGTACATTCTACGTTGGTGGCGTGACCGATTCTAGACAAGTGCGCTTGCAATTCCTGAACGACGTACCAACAGATCGTGATATTGGAGATATTCGATTTACAACTATGACTTATACCACGGATGATCCGTGGCCAGACCAAATTACTAGATAACGAGGTTAATTTATGTTTAAACTAGAACGCTTCGAAGATGAAGAAGGGACTAAAGTAGCGGTTGTGGATAACAATCCATATTTCCGCTACGAATATCCTTATGTCTTAACAGAAGATATGAAGCAACAAACTGATGAAGAGATTGGTAAGTACCTTATCCAAGATCTTCAATACCGTAATGAGCACACGTTGATGTCTACTTTGTTAGACGTCAATTTGCGCTCACCATTTATTTATGACAACCAATTTGCAACTCTTATCCAATACCTTAAAGAAGGCGAACTTGGCGAATCATATTTCCCAGGATCTCAAATCAAACTTCGTATTCCTAATTACGAAGCTGAGGGGTGGGAAGGTGACTTTGCTATGGTTACTGTGAATAAACCACTCACAATTCCTAAAGATACCGCCGATATCTACAAACTGTTCTCGGAATACCACAAGAACGGTATCGTAGAAATTTTAAAGTGGCAAGACGTCGTTCATCTTAACCCGAACGACTTTAAGAAAGAAGCTGGAGGTAACTAAATGGTAGTAAACCCATCCCTGATTTTAGCTTGGATGCTAGCTCGTGAAGGAAAAGTAACATATTCTATGACATATCGTACGGGCCCAGACTCGTTCGACTGTTCGTCATCAATGTACTACGCTGGTGTTGCCGGTGGTATGAGTACTCTACCTTGGCCTTGCTCAACTGAGACAATGCATGATTGGTTGTTGCAAAATGGCTGGGTACTGTTGGCAGAAAACCAAGAAGCTGACGTACAAGCTGGTGATATTTTCATCTGGGGTCAAAAAGGATATTCTGCTGGGGCATTCGGTCATACAGGTATTTTCTTAGACTCTGATGGAACTATTATCCACTGTAACTATGGTTATAATGGTATCACTCGCAACAACCACGATGAAATCTGGGGCTATAACGGTCAACCATATTTCTATTTCTATCGTTACAACGGTGGATCTCGTGTCCCTAACCCTCCTCAAATTGAGATCGCTGAGAATACATTCGAGCATGAGTTGAATGTTGGTACACACTTGCCATCAAGTGAACAACCATATTACGAAGCGACCATCACAGAGGACTATTGGGTTGAAGCTCAACCGTTCGCTGGTGCTGAGGAAAAAGAACTGTTCAAGAAAGGTTCTCGTGTGCGTGTCTATGAGAAAGTGGACGGATATTCTCGTATCGGTTCACCGCAATCTGCTCAATGGATTGATGACAACTATCTAGACGATGCTGAAGATATGGCTGGTAAACTATGAAAATTATCGACGGAGATAAACTAGTTCATACGGATAATTCTGAAGACGTCCTGCAACACTTTGGAATCAAAGGTATGAAATGGGGTGTTCGTAAATTAGGTTCTAAAATTAAGGCCGCTATCGATCGAGGTAATGAACGATATTACAATAGTACTAAAGGGATGCAGCGTCAATGGGTTTTGGATAAGAAATATAATAATGCCGAATGGAAAGCCGTTCAGAAGAAAACTCGAAAGAGTGCATTTTCACCGCTGACCAAAGATGTTCTTAATAAACAAAAAGCAGAATACGCTAAGTTGAAATCCTACAAAGATGATATGAACGATGTTGATTCTTATCGTAAAGCTATTGGTAAAGAACCTAACAATAGAAAATATGTTAAGAAAGAGCATCTTGCAGAGTATGATAAATTATCTAAAACGATAGATAAATATTATCGACCACATTCCGATAAAGGACGAGATAAGTGGACTAAAGCTTATGATCGTCAAGTAGAACTAACCAATATTGGATTAGACGATAAATATGCTAAAGCTTCAAAAGCATATAATGATTATTTGAAGGGATAAAAATATGATTTTAATTGAAGAAGATAAATTGATTCACACCGACTCGTCAGAAGATATTCTTCTACATTTCGGTACTAAAGGTATGAAATGGGGTGTTCGTAAAGCGGTCAGAGCTGCTGGTAATGTCGGTAAGATTTATGTGAATTCTTACACGCACCCACTTCTATCATCAAAAGCAAAAACAAAAACCAATTTGCAATATTTGCGTGACAAGAAGAAATATAAAGCTGACAAAAAGAAATTGAAAGCCGAGCATGCTAACAAGGAAGATCGTAATGCTGCTCTTAAGAAACTTAAAGCAAATTATAAGAAGAACAATAGCACCACAGGATTACTTGAGCGACAAGTTCGTAATTTAGAAAAGAACAAAGCAGCTAAGGTTCAGTATGCGAATGACAAAGCCAAGGCTACTACTAAAGAGGAAAAGCGTAATGCTAAAGCGAAATATAAAAAAGCTATCAATCCTCTAAGTTACTAAATGAAGCGGGGCCTACATGGCTCCCTTCTTTTTTGTCCCGCAGTTTTTACATATCCTATAATGAAAAGATATTTAAGGAGGTAGTCAAAATGACTAACACAACAAAACAATATAACTTTAATCAAACTAATATGATCAAATTAGCATTTATGCTTGAAGATGATGAGATTAGAACATTGATTGACGAACACTTTTATTGGGTATTGGATAAATCAGAATTCAATCCTTATATGAAAGAATACGTACGCAATGTATTTGATCGATTTGTAAAAGAAAGCAAACCGCTATTGGAATGTATTAATAGAAAGGAAGTTATTAAACGATGTGAACGTTTGTGGAAGCTCAATGAGAAATTGACTTCTGTGAATATCAAAATTAGAAAAGAGGTTATTGAAAAACTTGACGAGAATGGCTTGGAAGAAATGGAAAAATTGACCAAAGAGTTATCAGACAAAATCGAAGAGTTTGATAAAGAAATTGGATCAGTAATCAGTTTCTACGAAAGTCTATAATCGATCGAGGGATTTAATTCCCTCTTCTTTTTTCGCAGAAATTACACGTCATATAATGAAAGAAGATAGCTCAGCGGGAGAGCACGCAGAAATGCGGGGTCGGTGGTTCAACTCCACCTCTTCTTTTTTCGCAGTTTATACATGGCGTATATAGAAAAGGAGGAGACTTATATGTCAGATAAAACTAAACGCAAAATTGCAGACGTAGTTGATTATACTATGTTCAAAACACCGATTTTCGCTGGAGCTTTAGGAGCTGCTGTTATCGGACTTTGGGCGTATATGATTAAGAAATACGACTGCTAAACGTAATGGGAGTATATTCATATACTCCTTCTTTTTTTTCTTTTAAAGGAGGTAAAAGTGGCAGTAAGTAAAGTCAGAAAGAAGACTAAAGGTAAGCCGAGAGGTTCTATTAAACGTATTCCCAAAGTATATTCGATTAAATACAAGTATATCATGGGCGACTATAATCCAAAGTTAGATAGGATTGAGTTATATATTAACATGACGGTTAATGATGAGCTCGTTGTGGTTCGAGGTTTTGTAGATCCGGACAAGTCATATTTTGATGGTCTGTATATTCACACTCCTAATCCGAATCCTAATCTAACCGCTCAGACAGCATTTATATCCAAGAAGGATGCCCCAAACTTACTGATGGTGGTTAGAGCATACACAGATACTCTTGGTGATATTCTCGACTCTGGAGAAACAGAAACCCCTAGGTTGAGCGTTAACAATAAAGGTGAGTATATGTCGGATAGTGACTTATACGATTTTGCTAAAGTATACTAGGAGGTATATTATGGATCAAAAAGAATATCTTAAGCATATGATGTTGAGAACTAATGTTCCTACAGCTGATACAAAAATTAGTATATGGACCGTAATTAAACGAATAATATTTCGCAGAAATTACAAGTAGTATAATGAAAAGATATTTAAGGAGGAACATATTATGTTCAATATTAATGAAGGTCTATTCGGACTATACAATTTCGAGGATACTGTACTTGAGGTAACACCTGAAGATAGCTTTATTAAAGGCTGTGCTAAGGGTGCTGCGCAAGGAACTATCAACGCAACGGTTGTAGTCGGAACAGTAGTTATTATTGCAGCTAATTTGTTACGCTTTGCGAATGAAAACGAAGGATAAAGTTAGGTTTACACCTAGCTTTATTTTTTGAGAATGGAGGTTAGAGATGGATATGGAAGATCGTAATTTTAAATTGATCGGATTTTGTATAATTGGATTTTTCATACTATATATGATTATGGCGGGTATAATAGCCGATCAAGATAAGAAAATTGAGAGACTAGAGTATAAGATAGAAGCACAACAAAAACTGCTTGACTATCATAACGAGGTATTGGTTAATATCAATCGTAAAGTGCAATTTCCAGGGGGGTAATAAATGAGCGCAATTAAGTATACTAATTTGAACGATACAGACATGATTTATTTATTGGTTGAGAGTACCGATATTTACTATCGTACAATCGCCGGCGATCAATCACAATGGGCCGGTATACGATGGACATTTAGACCAAACGATTGGTCAAGATGGCGGATTCGTGAGATCTATAGAAAGATCAACGATATTCGCAAGAAGTATAAATTGTTAGCCGTTCCTACAGGAGCTCCTTTAGAGGACTGCTGGGAAGGTATGCCTCCGCAGAAATTACATGTTATATAATGAAAAGATAATTTAAGGAGGTAACTTTATATGTTACGCAAACTATTTCGTGAGATTGGATTTCGCTGCCTAGCAGCGTATGCAGTGTTAGAAGAACGTCATATTGACAATCTTGTTAAACAGGGATACGTGGTTACAGACGAGGGTCCACACAGAGAAAGATTGGACGTGGTACATAAGGTACTTAATAAATTAAGAAATGAGGGATACTAATGTTAAAAGCAATAGGTTGGATATTTGAATTCATATTTTATAGTATATTCTATAAAGGCATGTTATGGTTAATAAACAATTTAATGTGAAAGGTACATTCGTATCTTTCTTTTTTCTGTCAAAGGAGGTAATGATGAAACGTTTATTTGAAAAAGACGTTATTTATATGGTTTGTATCATGTTGTGTATGGTAACGACTACAATCAGTATTGCTCGATATTACCAAACAAGGGTAGACTCTCTAGAATACCAAATCCAAATGTATAAAGACCGCTGGGAAACTCGAGACAAGGCTGCTACATATTACAAACAACAACTCGAGTTAGAAAGGGCTAAGAATGGAAACCAAAAATGACAAGGGTTACGTATGGTCAATTGTCACAGTGGTTATTGGGGTATTGATGACGATCGCATATTTGATTCCTCAAGTTATTCATGAGCATCAAATAGAAGAAGATCGTATGCAGCGGTTAGAGCGCACTATATCTAAGCAACAGGAAGATATAGATGCTTTGGAGAATAAACTTATTAGTATTATGGAGGACTTAAATGGAAATCAAATTTCACCACAGACCAACACAAGTAAATAGGCAGAATCCTATTGTCGTAAAACATGAAGGATTTTTACACGTTTATAATTACCATTTAAAAGGTGATTTCTATATACGATTTGCTGTAGTTGGCGGAACATCATTCGCTGGTTTGGTAAAAACAGACGATCCTACCAACATTAGTGCTATAATGTGTGAGCATACTATGTCTGATATTTATTCTAAGAAAGATCTTGTTAATTATGTTACTGATTATGGTAATATGGATCTTCTTCACTTAGATTTATTATATAATATTAAACCTCATTATTAAGAAAACAACAATCGGAATAGCCGGTTTCGGACTGCATACAATAAAAAAATACAATTTTTATACAAATACAGTTCACCATGCAGTGGGCCACAGCAGGTAACAAATAATTAAAAAGGAGTATCCTCTAAATCGTGTTTCAAAAATCCTGTATGTAGTCTGAAGCCGGCTATAAACTTACTATTGATAGTTCCTACGGACATATGACTTGATCGTTTTTATCTTTTCATATTTTACCGTTTGATACAAATTTTCATAATCTCCTTTAGATCGGGTCATATGTCTATAGGAGCTATCAATTAGATCTATATTTAAAACAAAGGAGTATTGTGATGATTATTAAAAATAATCTTGGGCTAGAAGTTTCTATCGAAAAAGCTGATATGGAATACATTGTTTCCAAATATCAGAAACCATTTGACGATATTAGTACTCTCGAATCTTTCGAGAAGGAAACTAAGAAGGGCGCATTGAATATTGCCGTGGCTGGATTAATCGCCGGTGGTATTGTTTACGGAGTTAGCAAGTATGTTGGTAAATTGCGTGAAGAAGCAACTCAAGAAGTACTTCGGGAAATTCACCGAGACGAACGCGCAACTGATGTATTTAAAGAAATGTTTTATGGAGGTAAATAATTATGGGACTTTTTGATAAATTTGTTAAAGTAGATACTGTTGATTTTGGTGATGAATTCACAAACGCAGTATACCTTAAAGGTAAATACGATGGTATTGACCAAGAACAGCTTAACAGTGCGTATATTTCTGTCTTAAGTGCTGGTATTATGGCGTTATCTTACGCTGTAATCCGTCGAGCTACGAACAAACGCAATAAAGAAATCAATGAACGCTTGCTCAATAGCGAATGTATACACGGTGTATTAGCAGATGTCGAGGGAGAAAGACTCGATTATTCTTCTGAATGTGTATTAGACGAACTATTGAAAGACGATAAATAGGAGGACTTATTATGTCAAAAGGGATTGTGAGACTTATCTGTATTACAGATGAGAAAGTGATGTCGGTGTTATTGAGTGATAATATTATCAACTTCGACTATGAGTATGCTGATAATATTCCATCGTATGATGTTGAATTCCGCGTACCGTTTAGTCAGAACTTTTATAATATGATAAAAGAGATGTTTCATCCCGACAAAAAGACGCATTGTTATCTGAGCGCCGGTAAATTATATGAGGCGTATGAGACTTCATTTAGATTAAATTCTAATGATTTGATTGTTGATGACACTCGTCCGGAGGGATATATTGCGCTTAATAATCCACCAAAACACCGTCATTTTGAAGGAAACGTGCGTGGATATTTCGTTGGCATAAATGCGCTATTGGGGTTAAAATAAAATGGAAATTAATACTATTAAA